ATAGAGAAATACTCAAGAGAGTATTTAAAATTGAAATTTGATATGAATATGAAGACGATTTGAGCATCCAGACGATGATTTTTTACCTCAAATCGTCTTTTATTATTCTATACGTCACACACTACGTCACACTATGTGCATGTAACTTTCGGTACTTTCGGCCTAAAATAATATTAATGAATAATATTAACGAATAATGACCGACTATAAGGAGGCACATATATGTTCAAAAATAATGTTTTCAAAGTGTCGATTGATACAAAAAAATGGTTTAAAGCCGCAGGGGTTAGAGCGTTGAAGACAATGGCTCAGGCGTTTGTTGCGATGATCGGAACGGCGGCAGTGATGCAGGATGTCAACTGGGCGATCGTCGGCAGTGCGACAGTTCTTTCAGGTATTTTATCATTCGCAACGTCAATTGCAGGAATCCCGGAGGTTACCGAATGATTTCGTCGGAAGTGATCGTGGGCTTGCTGTCACTTGCCGGTACATTATGTGGAACCTTTGCCGGGATCATTACCAGTGCGAAACTAACAGTCTATCGCATTGAACAATTAGAAAAGAAAGTAGAAAAGCATAATTCGGTTGTCGAACGGACGGCAATCATCGAAGACAATTTGAAAAGTGTATGGCATACGATCAATGAAATTAAAGAAGATGTAAAGGAGGATCACAATGGCTAGATTTAATGTACATGCGGGACATTGTCCGCAGGGGCAGGGTGCCAGCGGAGCGGTCGGATTATTACAGGAATCTGTTGAAGACCGGAAAGTGAAAGATCGAGTGATCTCAGCACTGAAAGCGGCAGGAAATACCGTATTTGATTGTACGTGTGATGAAAATACCACTCAGAACGGATGTTTGCAGAAGATCGTTGCGAAATGCAACGCAAATTCCGTTGACTGGGATGTATCCATTCACTTAAATGCTGGTGGCGGAACAGGTGTAGAAGTATGGTGCTATAACGAAAAGACAAAAGACCTTGCGACAAAAATCTGTGCAAATGTTTCCGCAGCGTTGGGAATTGCAAACAGGGGCGTAAAGTATACGAAAAGTTTATACGTTTTAAAACATACGAAAGCACCAGCATTATTGGTCGAATGTGCATTCGTTGACAGCCGGACGGATTTCAACCGTTGGGATGCTGATAAATGCGGCGATGCAATCGCTTCAGCACTTCACGGAGCAACTATCTCAGGAGCCACATCTAATGTGGGTACATCTGCGGCAGCACCGACACAGGCACCAGCAGCAAAAGGCAATGACTGGGTAAGAAGATTACAGGAAGAATGCAATAAGCAGGGTTTTTCCAATCAGCGTGTTGACGGCATTGCTGGAAAAAATACATTGGCAGGTTGTCCGACTTGTAAGAAAGGATCTCGTGGAAATATCACGAAGCTCTTACAGGAGCGGTTGAATGCTCTTGGATTTAATTGTGGAAATGCTGATGGTATTTTTGGTCAGAATACGAAAAACGCCGTGATCTCATTTCAGAAATCAAGAGGCCTTTCTGCCGATGGTATTGTCGGTCAGAATACGTGGAAAGCGCTGCTCGGATTATAAGTAGGTGGTAGTATGGCAGACAAACGAAAACGCGGTAAACCGGGCAAATATGAGGACTATGTAAAACCATATCTTCCGCTTATTTCTGAGTGGTGCCAAACTATGACGGAGTCACAGATTGCAAAGAAACTTGGAGTTGGATATAGTACGTGGAATCAGTATAAAGTCGATTATCCAGAAGTCCGGGAAGCCATTAAAAAAGGAAGACAGAACCTTGTTGCTGAATTAAGATCAGCATTAATTAAGAAGGCAAAGGGCTATGAGTATATCGAAACAAAAGAAACCACTGAACATATTAAATGGCCAGAAGAAATATATGAAGCATTGCTTGAAGCTGGATTTACTGCGGATCAGATCGCAACAAGCAGGATCGTAAAGACAGAGGTTGCTCATAAGAAATTGCATCCTGATGTGGCCGCAATTAATCTGGCATTAAAGAATTATGATAAAGAGAACTGGGCAAATGATCCACAGATGATTGATCTGCGAAAGAAAGAACTTGAACTGCGAGAAAGACAGATCGAGAATAATGAGTGGTAATGATGAGATATACATTGGCAAACTTTTATAAGAGTGACGCATGGATTAAATTATTGCAGGTTATTAAATCAGAAAGAATCAATGATAACGGCGATCTAATCTGTGAATATTGCGGAGAACCGATCGTAAGAAAATACGATTGTATCGGACATCACACGATAGAACTAACTGAAGAGAATGTAAATAATGCAGAGATCAGTTTAAATCCTTCATTGATTCAATTGGTCCATCACAAATGCCATAACAGAATACATGATAAGCTGGCATATCGAGAAGATATAAGACGCATCTATTTAGTGTACGGTTCTCCACTATCTGGTAAAAGTACCTGGGTTAATGAGGTAAAGAATGATGGAGATCTCATCATTGATATGGACAGTATATGGGAATGCGTGTCTGGCTGCGATAGATATAAGAAACCGGCGGTATTGAATTCATGTGTGTTCGGTGTTCGTGATTATCTTCTTGACTGCGTAAAGTATCGACGTGGCAGATGGTTGAATGCTTATATTATTGGTGGTTATCCACTCATTAGTGAACGTGAAAGATTATGTAAATCGCTTGGTGCCGAAGAGATCTTCATTGATACGTCAAAAGAAGAGTGTCTTGAAAGGCTTAGTAAATGTCAAGACGGTAGAAATACCAGTGAATGGATCGAGTATATCCTGAGCTGGTGGCGAAGATATGCCCCCCGTATATCATAAAAATAGTTCTCTCGGGGGACTGTTAGGGGGAGGGTAACTCTCACGAAAAGTGAAAAAATGAGATTTTTTGATTTGAAAATTTGAAAAAATTAAGGAGGTAATGACATGGGCGACAAAGTTTATGGATTTTGCGGCACGAATAAATGCAAAAGAGAAGTCATGGCAATGAGTTATCTTTTGGAGTACGTCGATGAGCTGACGCTTGACGCTAATTTTGCAGGTAAATATTCAGGTACCTTACATTTTGATCTACCAGACGGGTGGGACAGAAGCAATACAGTTGTTGTCGGGACAATGCTTATTCCAGATTGGCAAGAGGGTCAGCGATACCACACCTGGCAGTCAATCGGCGCACAGAATCAGATTGAAGAGATTACTATAAGCGTTATAAATAACGATTCCGGAAGTCAGCTCAGCGTTCAATTCACTGATTCTGCTCAGCTCAGTCCAAAGGTTAGAATATTGCTAATGAATGTTGACGAATTACCCAATAAAGGAACGATTACTGGTGGAGGAACCAATCCACCACTCGGTGGCTAAAAAGAGGTAATGGCTTATGAAAAATACAATCACGATTGATATGACAAATGATTGTGCGTGTAGCCTGATCGCAAACGTGGATGACGGGAGCAACTCGGTATTTTTAGAAGTCATTTCTGATGTGTCAAAAAATCCGGTAGTGTGCATTCATGGAACAAAGATCGCTATTGATCGTGAATTGTGGCAGTATCAGATTTCAAAAGATTGGTATACTGGCAGCGAAAATCTAACTTTTTATTTTTCAGATAATAGCCACACAGGGAAAACATTCATGATCATACCGGCAAAAGAAGCGGTCGGGAATCTATTCTTAAAACAGATTGACGATTTCACATATCAATTATGCGACATCAAAAAGTCAAAATTTGGTGTGACAATCGGAACAGTGAAGACGCTTCCGGCAGGTAGCGATGCAACTGTTACCAATTCAGGCGATGAAAAAAATGTAATATTGAATTTCGGTATTCCTGGCGGAAATACCGGTCCCGCAGGTTCAACCGGAGAAAAAGGCGATGATGCCATTCTTCTGATGATTGACAGCTCAAACGGGAATATCTTCAAGAACTCAAAAATCTCTACCACTCTCACAGTCAATATTATCGTGGGAGGCACGATGATCACATCGTCAAGACAGATGAAAGAGGTATTCGGAAATGATGCGAAGATCATATGGAAATACCGAAAGATTGGCGAAACAGAATTTTCCCCGATACCGGAAAATGATCCTCGGATTTCAGATGAGGGATTCATCATGACATTGACCGCCGGAGATATTGACACAAAAATAGTATTTTCTTGCGACTTAGACTATTAAGGAGGACAAACAAATGGCAATAAAAGCAAGTAATCAGTTGACAATGATTGATATGACTGACGGTTATTCCGTCATTTTAACAAGCGAAGCTCATACGTTCATGGGTGGAACCAGTTCTGTCAGCGTAACGCAGACCACGACCACTCAGGCTATTGTATTTCAGGGCGAGGAACTTGCTCCGTGTACGATCGGTACCATAACTACTCCTACTGGTATCAGTGCGGTAAGTGATGGAAAATCGCCAGCACCAATCATCACGATCACTGCGACCTCTGCATTAACGTCTGGCGGATCATTCGACATTCCGATTGTGATCGGCGACATTACGATTGTGAAAAAATTCTCTTATTCCATCGCGTTTACAGGAGCGAAAGGCGACAAGGGAAATGCAGGAACATCCGTATCCATTAAGTCAAAAGAGGTCGTATATCAGGCAGGCAGCAGTGGCACGACTACACCGACTGGAACATGGAGTGCATCCGTTCCGTCAGTAAGTCCGGGTCAGTATTTATGGACCAGAACGACCGTAACTTATACGGATGGTAACAGCACGGTTTCTTATTCCGTCGCACGTCAGGGTTCAAACGGTACATCCCCAACAGTGTCCAGCACGAAAATTGAATATCAGCAGTCTACAGGCGGAACTACTCCACCAACAGGAACATGGAGTGCATCGGCACCTGCGGCAGTAGCTGGTCAGTACATGTGGACAAAGACAACTGTCACATATTCTGACGGTAAGACAGCGATCAGCTATGCAGTCACACGAAACGGGTCGAATGGCGCAAAGGGCGACAAAGGCGATAAAGGTGCAGCTGGAGCAGATGCAATCACTTTGGTTATCACATCAAGCGGCGGAATTATTTTCAAGAACACCGCCATTGCGACAACTTTAACTGCTCACGTATACAAAGGGGCGGCAGAAGTTACCGGAAGTGCATTATCCGCACTCGGTACGATCAAATGGTATAAAGACGGCGGAACTACTGCGGTCGCAACCGGACAGACCTTGACAATCTCAGCGGGAGACGTAAGTAATCGGGCAACTTATACGGCACAGCTTGAAGGATAGGGAGTGATCTCATGATTAAAGCTCGTGACACGATCACTCTGGTAAGAGTGAATGACGGAGCGGCTGGCAAAGACGGAAAGATGCTATATGCAATATGCGATTCAAAAATAACAGCTGCAACGATAGCAAAAACAGCTACCATTTCCCCTGCTACATCTTTTTCCCTTTATACCGGTGCGACAGTATCTGTGTATTTTCCTTACGCAAATACAGCTGCAAGTCCAACATTAAACATAAATAGTACCGGAGCAAAACCGATTTATGTATACGGTGCGGTTATTACATCGGTATATTACTGGCCAGCGAAATCAACAGTCCAGTTTACCTATGATGGCAGTCATTGGGTTATGAATGATAACTCAGCCATGTCAACCATTGCTTCCTGGTGTTATAAAAATGATAAAACCATAATCGATGGTGGTAAGCTCGCCGCTGGTTCCATCGCAACAAATGCTCTGGCAGCGAAAGCGGTAACGGCTGCAAAGATTGATGTAGATGATCTGTTTGCCCAGAGTATCACGGCAAAGAAAATGACGATTACCGGAGACAGCGTGTTTGAAGGTAAGTTGAATGGTGCGACGGGTGTGTTTTCTGGTAATGTCAAAGCAGACTCTATTGTTATCGGGAATGATACAGGGGATAGTTTTGACTATGGAATGCAGATAAACACAAAAGGCATTAAAATGCGTGCCGGAACCAATAATTATGTGGATATAACCGGTGGTCTGCAGGTCAATACGAGAACTACGACAGGATTACTTTCTGCATTGGAAGAAACTGTAGCGGTAAAAGGTACTTTGACAGTTAATGGAAAAGATATTGATGATATGTATGAGCCTATCATAAAACGTGCTAATGCCGGAGTGTATTACAAAGAAGGATACCAGTGCTATTTACATGCATGGTGGGTAAACGCGACAGATGTATTCTTTACAGTATCGGAATCATATAGACCAAAAAAGATGACAACATGCATTGGCTTTTGTATGAGAAAAGATAATGCAGCTGCTTATCCTCTAATGTGCGAACTGGAAGCGAGTGGTGCCTGGCAGGTATGGGCACTAACCGGAATCGGAGTAAGTGGGGGACAAGGTATGTGGGTTGTATATCAGCCTGCAAACGGAATCGATCATAGAAGTGAATTTACCGTGTGCGTCACTGGATCATGGCTGACTAATAGTAACGGAGGTTGATGATGAACAGAAAAGAAAAACTTCTGAAAATCATAGACGATGACGAAGTATTGCTTCCGTTAGTTGATGAGATCATTTTCTTGGAAGGTCAGTTGGAAGAATTGAAAAAACTCCCGTTCCTGAGAGTAAATCCAAAGAACAGTTCACAACAGAAACCAACAGCGGCGGCAAAACAATATAAGGAATTTTTGCAACAGTACAATAACTGCATTAGGGTACTGATCCGGGCAACTGGAACGGATGAGAGCGATGAAGAATCTCCATTAAGGAAGTGGGTCAAAGAGCATGTCAATTAAGAGGGTGGTCATATGGCAGAAGAATATTGCGGTGTAAAAGTTTATAAATGTGATCCAGAGAAAAACAAAGATTGTGACAAAAAGCTCTGCCAAACTGAATGCTTTTATACCGCAAATAAACAGTATGCAGCTGAGGAGAACGAACATGAGTGATTTACTTTGCATGACAATAACCGCCGTCATAGGAATGGGCGTGGTGCTATTGATTTACCATGCACAGGACGACGATGATAATTGGTGGGATGATTTCTGATGCTGATTCAAAATAAAACGATCTGGACACCTGACAACTCTTATCTATTAGAATATCGAGCAAAAGCGGAAACCGGCGAGATCATCATAGGTCAGGAGTTGTGGATGGAGCTTGACAATCTTGCTGAGGATTTTCATAATGACAGGTATTTTTACAATACAGACGCTGCAATGCTTCGCATGGATTTCATGGAAAACTGCATACGGTTGACGAAAAGCCCTTTCTATAATAAACCCATGGTGTTAATGCTTTGGCAAAAAGCATGGATTGAAACTTTTTATTCTTTCAAAATGTCAGATACGGGATTTGATAGATTTAAGAAAACAATCCTTTTGATCGCCAGAAAAAATACAAAATCAGAAACATCATCAGCTCTTGCAAATTCAGAGTTCATTGTTGGAAATGAAGGTGCCGATATTTGCTGCTCATCAAATGATGATGCTCAGTGTAGTTTGGTTTACGACGCAGTGGATATGATGCGACGGCTTTATGATCCTAATGATAGAGATACAAAACGAAATCAGTCTTTCATTTTAAATAAGATCACAAACACGAAAGTCTTTAAGATGTCTGACCGAACAAAAAATAAAGAAGGCCGAAACATTGATTTTGCTATTGTTGATGAGACCCATGAAATGAAAGAAAATATCATTGGTAAGTCAATCGAGCAGTCACAGTCTTTGAAAGACAATCCGAAATTTATCAATATTACCACTGAGGGATTTGTTATTGATGGTTACCTCGATGATGAATTGAAGAAAGCAAGAAAAGTAATCAATAAAGAAGATGACGGACTTGCCGGAGAGAGATTATTGCCATGGCTGTATACGCAAGATTCTGAGCAAGAGGTTTGGACAGGTAACCGTAAAAACAGGCTATGGGAAAAATCCAATCCAACGCTTGGCATGGTTAAAAAATGGGAGTACCTCGAAGAACAGGTTGACATCGCAAAAACTTCAAATGCCGATCGAATTTTTGTTCTATCAAAAGATTTCAACATTAAACAAAATGGAGTAAAAGCATGGTTGAATCTTGAAGATTATGATTATCAAGCAGTGTATGATCTTGAAGATTTTAGAAATTGTAAGTGCATGGGAGCAGTCGATCTTTCAGAAACTACTGACCTATCAGCAGCGAAAATACTTCTGATGAAACCGAATGACTCAACAAAATACATCTATCAACATTATTTTATCCCGGAAAGTAAGTTAGAAGATTCTGACGACTGGAACGCCGGGGCGAGATATAAGGAATGGGCGAAAGCTGGACTTTTGACGATCACAGAGGGAAACGATATTGATCTTGCTGTTGTTGCTGACTGGTTTTACAGCTTGTATACCGACTATAATATCAGACTTTGGAAATGTGGATACGATCAGCGATTTGCAAAAGATTGGATCACTCGTATGGATTTTTATGGCTGGCAAAGAACTGGCGACGATGATTCTGATTTGATTATGATCTTACAAAATGCTCAAACACTTTCTAATGCGATCAAACTTTGCGAGGCAGATTTAAAACATCGATTGGTAAACTATAACGAAAATGTCATGGATAAATGGTGCTTGAAAAATGCAGGAATTAAAGTTGATGATAAGGGTCAATGCCTTTTGATAAAACAGGAAACTGCAAAACGAATTGATGGAGCCGTCTGCTTAGTTATTTTATACGAAATGTACAGGCGCTATCGTACAGAATTTAAACAGTTGATAGGAGGTTGATATTATGGCTGACTTTTTCGCAACGTCCATTGATGGCGACGCTATGCAGTTGGGCGAGGATGGACGCTATTTTGAAATCATACGGGCAACCCGTCACGGGATGGGCGCGAATGCTTATGTATCCCGTGCGGTTTATAAAGACCCGGAAAGTTTATCCCTCGACAATGTTTTATATGCATACGAAACGCTGACGGGTGGCGACATCAAAATATACACAGATATACCAGTATCGTTGCGTTTAACGATCTGCCGTGGAAATCCTGTCACGGCGACACTTTTCGGGGAGGATGATGATTATGCAGACGCTTAAACTAGGACAGACGATCAAATCCATTTTGGCTTCCATTAATAGTAATTTCACGGAACTGAACAACCGGAAAACTTATAAGGTACTTTACAACAGCCCGGTCAATATCCCCTCAAAGAATGACGGAACATCGACAACGATCACGCTGACGGATAACCCGGCAAATTATGATGGCATCATCTTGCAGCTGGATGACTGCTCCGCCTATGAGTATTTTGGACCGTTGACAGCCGGTAAGGTTTTAAAGCCGGTACATAATCAGTTCGATATGACTGCTGAAATGGCTGGCTGGAATATGTTTGGATATAATTGTGAAATCTTGAGCAACAAAAGATTGAAATTGAGTGGATTCATCTTTTCAGGCAGTCCCTATGACAAGGATCCGGCACTCGATATCTACCTGCTCAGATACAATGATCGGTATTCAGTAAAACCGCTCAAAAAGGTTATTGGTATCAAATTTAATTAATCATATTTAAGGAGGTGCTCATTATGGCACGACAGACAATCAAACTTGGCGAACTCGTGAAGACAGCATGGCAGAAAGTGAATGCGAATTTCGAGGAACTTTACAACTCTATTGCAAATAAGGTAAACGGAACAGCACTGACACCATCTAGCAAGGCGGTCAATATCGATCTGTCTGGTAAGGTGGACAAAGTAACCGGCAAAGGACTTTCCACCAACGACTTCACAGACGCTTACAAGACCAAAATTGATGGTGCTGCTTCCGTTGTGAAAAAAACATTCGCAGCAAACGGTTGGGGAACAGCCGGCAGTGATGGTTATTACAATATGACCATTGCGGCAGCTGGAAAATATCCAGTGAAAGTCATGAGGAATGAAAACGGTACATATACCGAAGCACTGGTGCAGACCGCAGTCAGTGGAAACAACGTGGTTATTACATCAGAAGAGACCTTTGAAGGTTATCTGATCGTGATCTAAGGAGGGGCACTGATGGGATGGCTTGACAAATTAAAGCGAAAGCCGCCAAAATCGCAAAAATGGGCACAGCAGCTCAACGGCTACACGCCGATTTTCTCACAGTTTGGCACTGACATCTATGCGTCAGACGTGGTGCAGCAGGCGGTCAAGTGTATCGTGGATGAAATGAAAAAGCTGAATCCTACTCATGTGCGATACAACGGAAATGATCCGGTTCCGGTCAACGGGAACATTCAAAAAGTGTTGAACAACCCGAACCAGCTCATGACTACCAGCGAATTTCTGGAAAAAACGGTGTGGCTGCTGCTCTTAAACTATAATGTTTTCATTCTTCCGACTTATTATGTTTGGACGGATACGGATGGCACAGAAAAGCGGTACTATACAAGCTTGTATCCTTTGAAACCTACTCAGGTTGATTTCATTGAGGATGGTGCGGATCAGTTGTATGTAAAAATGCGGTTTGAAAATAACTTTGAAACCACGATCAAATATGACAACTTGATTCACATTCGATATAACTTTTCCGTTAACGAGTATATGGGCGGCGATGTGTCCGGTCAGCCGGATCATGGCCCACTACTCAAAACATTGGAACTGAACGCCACCTTGTTACAAGGTATTGCGAAAGCGATGAAAGCCAGCTATGCGATCAATGGTGTCATCAAATACAATACCATGCTTGATGATGGAAAAACAGAAATCGCATTGAAAGAGTTGGAAACGAAACTGCAAAATTCAGAAAGCGGCTTCCTGCCACTGGATTTGAAAGCAGAGTTCACGCCACTTGAAAGAAAAGTTGAACTTGTGGACGAGCCTACACTGAAATTCATTGATGAAAAGATTCTCAGAAACTGGGGTGTGCCGCTGCCAATCTTGACAGGCGATTACACGAAAGCACAGTATGAAGCTTTTTATCAGAAGACATTGGAGCCGCTTATCATTTCCATTTCACAAGCGTTCACGAAAAAGCTTTTCACTGATGGACAGAAATCATTCGGAAACGTGATTAAACTGTATCCGAAAGACCTGATCTTTATGACGATGGACCAGACACTGGAAATGGTCAAAATGCTTTCGAACACAGGCGGGCTTTACGAAAACGAAAAGCGTGCAGCATTTGGGTTGGCACCGCTTCCGGAATTGGAAGGGAAAAGATATATGAGTTTGAACTGGGTAGATGTGGACATTGCGAACCAGTATCAGGTGAGCAATGCTGCGACAAATAATACCCCGCCGGGTAATGATGGAGGTGCAGACGATGGCGGAGAAGAATAAGCCGCTTGAACAGCGGTCATATAATTTTGAAGTCCGAGCGGAAGAATCCGAAGCCGGAAATATTATCACAGGCCGCCCGATTGTGTATAACAGCCGGACAGACCTCGGCTGGTTCGATGAAATCATTGAACCGGGAGCCTTAAACAATACCGACCTAACAGATGTGCGGTTCCTTGTAAATCACGATACAAGCAAAATCCCGCTGGCAAGGTCAAGAAGAAATAATGGCAACAGCACCATGCAGTTGACTACTGATAATGACGGCTTGGGAATCCGCGTCTTACTGGACACAGAAAACAACGCCGAAGCCCGGTCATTATACAGTGCGGTGCAGCGGGGCGATATTTCCGGTATGTCATTCATGTTCGGCATCCGGGATGAAGAGTGGGAGAACCTTGACAGCGATCATCCTACTCGGCATATCAAAGACATTAGCACAGTCGTCGAAGTATCAGCCGTGACTTTCCCGGCGTACGAATCGACTGAAATAAATGCACGAAGCAAAGAAGCATTGGAGAATGCACGGTCAGCAGTGGACACTGCCAGACAGCAGAGTGCGGCATCAGTGGACACTGATGATCTGGAACTTTTGAAAGAAAAAGCGAAATTATTAGGAGGCTTATAATCATGGGTAGAAAAAAGATTCTTGAAAAACGTCTGGCAAGATTACAGGCGAAAAAAACAAAACTGACAGAGCGTGCACTTGCTTCACAGGATGCGGCAGAGGTACGTTCTATCAATGAGGAGTTATCTGAACTCAACGAAGAGATCAATGAAACTCAGGAAGAAATCGACGCAATCGAAGACGACACGAGAGGAGGGGATCCAACATCTAATCCAGCGAAAGGAGGTACAGGCCCACAGCAGAGAAGTGCAGTTCCGGCAAATGCTCAGTTTGTCAATGGCGGAATTTCACTCGGTTCATTCGGTCAGCAGACCGGTCAGCAGCGAAACAATGATGATCCGTATGCAACTCTGGAATATCGTACTGCATTTAAAGACTATGTGCAGCGTGGAACACCAATTCCATCTGAACTGATTCAGAGAGCTGGCGGAGATCCGGGTCCGACCGTTGCAGCAGACCTCGGCATGATTATCCCAACCACGATCATGAACGAGTTCATTGAGAAAGTTTCCAAAGTTTATGGTCAGTTATATTCTAAAGTTCGAAAGCTGAACATTCAGGGCGGCGTGAAGTTCCCAATCTCTGATCTGAAAGCTAATTTCAAATGGATCACTGAAACAACCGTTTCTGATCGTCAGAAAGCCGGCGATATTAAAGAGTTCATTGAATTTTCTTATAACATCGGCGAAATTCGTGTATCTCAGACCTTACTTTCTCAGGTGGTAACCCTGTCACTGTTTGAGCAGGAGATCGTCCGCATCATGGTAGAAGCATATGTGGAAGCGATGGATAAAGGTATCATGTCTGGTACAGGTGCGGGTCAGATGCTTGGCATCTTAAATGATACACGTGTCACTACCAATGCCGGTCATACCATCGAGTTCACAGCGGCAGAGTTTTCCGACTGGGAAAAATGGAGAAAGAAACTCTTCTCAATCATCCCACTTTCCAAACGTGGACAGGGCGAGTTCATCTTCACGGCCGGTACAGTTGAATCCAACTTACTGACAATGAAAGACGCAAACAATCGTCCGGTGTTCCGTGAAGCCACTGATCTCAGCATTGGCGAAAGTGCTACTTCCGGCAGATTTTACGGTCGTGAAGTGACTATGGTTGAACCGGATATTGTAGCTGATTTCGATACAGCAACCAGCGGTCAGGTGGTTGGTGTGTACTGGATCCCGAACGATTACGCAATCAATACCAACCTCGCATTCGGCATGAAACGCTATTTCGATGAAGAGAAAAATGAGTGGGTCAACAAAGGACTTACAATCGTTGATGGTAAGATGCTGGATGTTGCTGGCTGTTACATCATCAAAAAGAAATAATGAGGTGCGATCATGGTAAATACAACAGTTGAGGCTTTAAAAAATTTATGTGCTGTTATCAAAGGTGGCAGCACCAAAGCCGCTGACATTCCGGGAGATACAATCCCGGATGTCATCAATCAGATTGCTATTGCAAAAGGTGGCGACGATCCAGGCGGCGAACTTGGTACATTGACAGTGACAAGCGTGCCCGGTGCGACAAAAGGCACGACTAAGATCACGGTAACCGGGAACGGTTCCGGTCAGCTGTACTATAAAGTAAGCAGTAGCGGAATCGCTATCAATTATCACGACGATTTATCAGACTGGACTACATGGGATGGTACGAGTGACATCACGGCAACAGACGGCGAAAATATCTGCATTGCAGAAGCTGACGCTCAGGGACTTGCGATTGCTTCTGGAACTGCTACTGTCAACGCAAAAGTCTAACAGGAGGTGCTGACGAGTGACGGATGAAGAATTATTGACAGCTGTCAAGAAAAGAATCGGGATGACTGGCGACTATCAGAATGACACTATCGCAGGACATATTCAGGACGTGAAAGATTTCATGACAGATGCGGGCGTGAGTGATGAAGTGATGGCATCCACAGCGATCATTGGAGCCGTCACTCGTGGCGTGTCCGACTTGTGGGACTATGGAAGTGGGAACGGGGAGTTCTCCCCGTACTTCTTCCAGAGGGTGATCCAGCTCACGTATGAAGGTGGTGGTTCCGATGGCTGATTATAGACCGTCAAGCCCGTTCACGGTGCCTATCAAATTACTGATACCGGAATTTAAAACGGTTAAGGGCGTCAAGAAAAAGGTTTTCCCGCAAGACGGTCCGTTGATCTGGTGCAGCTTCAAAACATACGGCGGCACGGAGCGTGAGGTCAATGAAGTGTATTCAATCGAAGACACTTGCAACGTGGAAACATGGTACCGACCAGACATCACGGGTGAATGCCGTGTCATGCTGGCGGATACCAGGGCGACTTATGAAATCCTGAACGAGCCGGAAAACATTAATATGAGAAATCAATATTGTAAGTTCAAAGCTCGGAGAATCAAAGGGGGAGCATGATGGGCAGGACAACATTGAAACTGGATACCAGTGCTTTTGATGATTTTGCCGAAAAGCTCGACCGTCTCGGTGCTGACTTGAAGCCGATATTCGATGATGCTCTGACACAAGCCGCGGAAACGATCACGGAAGACACGCTTGAAGCAGTGAAAGACCAGTATCTACCTGCTCACGGTGATTATTCCACTGGCGGCACGAAACGGTCAATCATGCGAAACCCGCGTGTCAAATGGAGCGGCATGATGGGAGAAGTTGCAGTCGGTTTTGACTACAGTAAGCCCGGTGCAGGCGGTTTCCTAATAACGGGAACGCCACGGATGCAACCCGATAAAGAACTGAACCGGATTTACAAGGGCAAACGGTACATGACTGAAATTAAAAAGGATATGATCGAGATTTTTCAGGATGCGATTGACGATCATATGGGAGGTTGAGATGGAAGACAATTTAATTCAGATATTGGAAGCACTAGGGTATCCCGCTATCAGACAGGGAAGTCTTTCCCCCGATGAAGAATACCCGGACAGTTTTTTCACATTTTGGAATAATGACAGCCCGGATCACGCCCATTATGATAACGCAGAATATGGCACTGAATGGGATTTCGATGTGAACTTTTACAGCACTGATCCGGAAAAAACTTATAAAGTTCTTGCTGATGCAAGGATCAAATTGAAACAGAACAAGTGGATCATCCCCGGAAAAGGGTATGATGTGGCTTCCGATGAAGTGACACATACTGGCAGGGGCATGAGAGCATTTTATTTAGAATTTTAGGAGGTACGAAGATTATGAAAATCGTTGAGTACAGAGGTATTGAAGGTCTTGTATATGCACCAGTTACCGAAGATACTACCGAGAACTTTACCACCGGCGAAGTCAAAGAGCTGGCTGGTACATCTGAACTGACAAGATCAACAGAATCATCTTCTGAGGTCCATTATTATGACAACATGCCAGCGATCACGATTGAATCAACCGGCTCTGACGAAGTTACCTGCACAGTGTCGGCGATCCCGCTTGACGTGCTGGCAGACATCACGGGCCAGGTTTATGACGCTGCGACAGATATGTTTGTTGAAGGTGCAAGGGAAAGCAAATACTACGCACTTGGTTATAAGACCAAAAAGACTGATGGGACAGAGGTATATGTATGGAGACTGAAAGGAACTTTCTCCATTCCAGAATCCACTCATATCACTGAGGATGATGGAACAGATGCAAATGGTCAGGAAATCACTTATACAGGCATTTCCACAACTCACAAATTCACAAAGACTGGCAAGGGTGCGAAAGCTGTCAACGTTTTAGCTGACGGCAAAGCGAACGTGACGGACTTCTTCACAACCGTTCAGACACCTGACAGCATTAAAGTCAAAAGCTAAAAATGAAATCGGAGGGAATGCATGATGCAGAAAGAAATTAAGCTGACAGTCAAAAATAAAAAGGGGGAAGTCGTCAAAGAGGTGACGGCTCACACCTTTTCAATCTATTACGGTACGATTGACAAATTAATGTCGTTACTTGATTTAGATGATACGACCACCTCCTTTGAAATCTTGAAAAAAGTGACAACAGCCTGGGGCGAAGTCACTGAAATTCTCGGGGAGATGTTCCCGGATATGGAGCCGTCTGATTGGGATTATGTGAAGATCAATGATCTGGTTCCGGTCGTGTTGCAGGTAGTTCGCTACACCCTGACTGAATTAATGGAGATTCCTTCCGAAAAAAATTAGATAGGGGAGCTGATGAAGCTCCCCTTTCTGAGCAGTTATTCAATTTGAATTATAACTTGTGCAAGGAATTTCCTGCTATGAACCCGCTTGAAAATGAGCAAAAGACGTTCCACGAAATCGTCCGCTTATATTCACGGGTTCGAGTAATCCAGATCAAAGAAAATAAAGAGCTTGCAAAAATGCAGCGTAATAATGGCACACAGACAGAAAGAGTGATCCGCAGACCTGCGGGAGATGATTGGTTCTAAGGAGGTGGGAAGATGGCAGACGAAAGCACGACAAAAATCAAAGTCGATTTGTCGGAACTGAAAAAAGAGTTCAAAGATGCACAACGACATATCCAGCTTGTCAATTCTGAGTTCAAAGCAGCGACTGCCGGAATGGGGAAATGGTCTGATAGTGCTGACGGTGTGAGTGCGAAGATCAAACAGCTCAATGGGGTTTTGGATGCCGAAAATACAAAACTGAAATCACTGGAAAATCAGTATGCGATGGTAGCGAAAGAGCAGGGGGAAAACTCTAAAGGTGCTCAGGAGTTAATGATTAAAATTAACAACCAGAAAGCCGCCGTTGAAAAAGTGAAATCCTCACTCGGCTACTACACGGACAAGCTTGAAGAAATGACGAGCGAATCCAAACAGGCAGCGAGTGCCAGTGACACTCTGAAAGACACCATCAGCAAGCAGGAATCGGAGTTAGATTCTTTAAAATCAGCATACACGAATCTTGTATTGGAACAGGGGAAAAGCTCACAGGAAGCCAAAGACACAGCAAAGCAGATTTCCAAACTGTCGGAGGAATTGCAGCAGAATAAATCCGCAATGAAAGAAGCGGAAAAAGCTGCCGATCAGCTGGACAAATCACTGGATGACGTTGAGGACAGTGCCAACGATGCGAGTGACGGCTTCACGGTCATGAAAGGTGCCCTTGCTGACTTACTGGCTGACGGTATCAAAAGTGCAGCGGGAGCGTTGAAGGATTTCGTGGTGGAATCCGATAGTGCTTATTCTAAATTTCAGGCTCAGACCGGTGCCAGTACCGAAGAGATGAAAGAATTTCAAGGACAGATGGATGAACTGTATGAAAATGCATACGGCGAATCCTTGCAGGACATTGGCGATAAAATGGCTTATGTCAAGCAGGTTACCGGAGAGGTGGACCCGTCAAAGATTAAAGAGCTGACTGAAAATGCGATAGCATTAGAAGACACATTCGGATCAGATTTCAACGAAACGATCCGGGGCGTTAATAACCTGATGCAGCATTTCGGCATTGATTCGGAGGAAGCTTTTGATCTGTTTGCAAAAGGCTCACAGCTCGGACTTGATTACACGGATGAGCTTGGAGACAACATTGCAGAGTATGGCGGCAACTTTGAACAGGCTGGATATTCAGCAGAGGAATATTTCCAGTTACTTGTCAACGGTTCAAAAAACGGTGCTTACAATCTGGATAAAGTCAATGATTCTATCAATGAGGTCAAGAACCGGTTAGGCGACGGAACCATTGAAAAAAATATTAAAACATTCAGCAAAGGCACTCAGAAAGTCTTTAAAAATTGGCAGGATGGAAAAGGCACCATGAAGGATGTCATTGATTCTATTCTCGATGACATTAACAACTGCACGGATGAACAGGAAGCATTGACGATGGCTCAGGTGGCGTTCGGCACAATGGGCGAGGATGCGAACCTGAAAGTTGTTCGGTCATTAAAGAGTACCGGCGATTCTTTCAAAAATGTCAAAGGCACAATGGAAGAAATGAAGGACATTCGCTATGATGACGTTGGCACGCAGTTCAAGCAGCTTGGTCGAACACTCATGACGGAACTTGTCAAACCATTGGCAGAAAAAGCCCTACCACAGTTTGAAAAATTAGCGGATGGAGCGATCAAGAACATTGACAAGATTATTCCAGTTGCGAAAGCACTGGGTGTGGTACTGACTGGCATGTTCGTGACAAACAAGATTTCCACATTCGTCACGTCATTAAAAACCCTTATTCCCGCATTCACAGCCACAAAAGCAGCTACAGATGCACAGACCGCTTCCACTCTTGCGGCAAATGCGGCATGGCTGGCATCTCCGATCACTTGGATCGTTGCGGGTCTGGCTGCGGTCACTGCTGCGGTTGTGATATACAACAAAAAGCAAAAAGAAGCCATTGAAGCGGAATATGGATTGACGGAAGCTCAGGAAAAAACCATTGAAAAATCGTCAGAGCTGAAAAAGTCATATGACGAAATGAACGAATCACGAAATCAGTCAATGGCTGCGGTGGATGCGGAATACAGTCATCTGACGGAATTGAAAGATGAACTTCTCACGCTGGTAGATGCGAATGGAAAAGTCATCAAAGGTAATGAAGATCGGGCAAATTTCATCGTCAACCAGTTGGCGAGTGCATTGGGAATTGAAAAAGAAAAAGTCTGGGAGATCATCCAGTCAAACGGCGAACTTTCCAAAAGCATTGACGCATTGATTGAAAAGAAAAAAGCGGAAGCCCTGCTCAGTGCAAATGAAGCCGCCTACACCGAAGCGATCCAGAAAAGGAACGAAGCTCTTTCCACATATCAAAGCAGTTTACAGACCTTAAAGGAAGCTGAAGACAAATATAATCAGACCAAAGACAAAGCAAACGAGGCTCTTGACACGTTCAATGAACTGTTAAAGACAAGCCCGGAAGCTGCTGCCGCTTACTATTCCGCCAATAAGGAATTGATTGACGGAAATGAAGAAGCGAAAAAGTCTTATGACAAGGCGAAAAAAGGTGCTGACGATGCGGAGCAGTCTTATATTGGTTACTTGACGACCATTCAGAACTATGAGGGGTTATCTTCTGCGATCATTAGCGGAGACGCTGCGAAAATCCAGGCCGCAATGAACAACATTGAAAATTCTTTCATTACTGCGGAAAATGGTACCCGTGAGAGCTTGGAGCAGCAGGTTGACAACATGGAGCAGAATCTGTCAGATATTCAGACCGCCATTGAAAACGGTACGCCGGGAGTGACGGAAGCTGATAGACAGATGGCTCAGCAGATGGTTGACGCTGCAAAAGCAGAGCTTAATAAGTTACCACCAGAAGCAGGGGAATCCGGTACAGAAGCCGGGGAAGCTCATGCGGATGGTGTTTCCGGTACAAGCAAGGACAATGAACAAGCCGGTTCAGATGTCGCCAATGCCACCAAAAAGGGTCTTGAATCCTCTGACACGAAAGGAGCCGGAGACAGTAAGGCGAAACAGTTTGGTCAGGGTGTGACACAAAATGAACAGTATGCCAATTACGCAGGTTCAGCAGTATCTCAGATGCTCAACAAAGGACTGGGAAGTTCTGACACGAAATCCACAGGTAGCGGAAGCGTCAACAACTTCAATAGTGGCGTTAATTCCGTTGATACTTTTGCTACTGCGAAAGCACGAGCAGATTTAGCGAAGAGCGGTCTCGCTGCTGTTAATGCGTACAATACAGGCGACAACTTCACAGCTGGATTTAAGAATGGTATGAGTAGTGGCAGTGCATCCACAAGTATCTGGTCAGCTGCATGGAATATCGGTAAAAATGCATTGAGCGCATTGAAAGCAGCGATCAAAGAGGGTTCTCCATCTAAATTAACGCATCAAAGCGGTGGTTATTTTGTTGCTGGTTTTGTCAATGCAATCGCTGAAGGCGTAAAAACAATTGTACCAATCGTTCAAAAGATGGGTGAAGCCGCGATCAATACTCTCAATGATGAAATGTCAACCGGCATCGATGTTCCAACCGTCAACGGTATATCATCCGTCAAAGCTGCTGGTAGTAAGATTGGAAGGACAGCGGGAACGGTCATGGGTGGGCAGGTCACTAATAACTATACTTATAACCAGTATAACAACAGTCCAAAAGCTCTCAGCCGTTTGGAGATTTACAGGCAGACGAAGAACCAGCTCAATTTTGCGAAAGGGGTGTAGATGATGTTTCGTTGCTGGATTGAAAATGAATATAGAAATAAGCTTGAACTGACGAACAACCCGGATTATAGGGTTTATCAGATTGACGGATTGGAACCGCCACAGGCTACGATCAACACATCCGCCGTCGCAAATTTTGACGGTTCCCGCTTCAACAGTTCACGGACAAATGAGCGGAATATCGTCATTTACCTGGCTATTGAGGGGAATTGTGAAGCGAATCGGATCAACTTGTATCGGTTTACCAGAGCAAAAAAGTTTATTCGGTTCTACTATCAAAATGGTTCGAGAGATGTTTACATTGATGGATATGTGGAAAGCATTTCAATCGGATTTTTTGAAATGAAACAGGCGGCGCAGATTTCAATTATCTGCCCATATCCATTTTTCAAATCGAACAATGAAACCATATTGGATTTCACATCCGTGGAGCCGCTTTTCATTTTTCCGTTCGCATATGAAGCAGCCGGAGCACCGTTTTCCGTCTTACAGACGGGAGCCATGCAGTCACTTATCAATGGGGGCGACGTGGAAAATGGTCTGAAAATAATCATCAAAGCGACTGGACAAGCGTTGAACCCACGTGTTTTGAACGTGACGACCAATGAATTTTTTAAGATCAACATCGAAATGACAGAGGGCGATCAGCTCACGATCAACACAAACAAGGGTCAAAAGTCATTGACACTATTTCATAACGGAACAGAAACAAACGTCATTAATGACATGGAAGTCGGGTCTACATGGTTCCAGCTTTATACGGGGGACAATGTGTTCAGTTATGACGCAGATGAATTTCCAGAAAACATCCTTTGCACTTTTCAGCATACGAATGAATTTGAGGGGGTGTGATCGTGGACGTTTATGTGCTTGATAAAGACTTTTCCATTTTGGACGTGTGCGACGACTACAAGAGCATCATCTGGACGACCAGATATTTTTCGCCGGGAGATTTTGAACTATATCTTCCGGCGACGGATAAGAACATCATGCTACTGAAAGAAGATCGTTATTGTGTCCGTGAGCAAGATCGGACAAATGACACATTTAAAAATGTCATGGTCATCCGAAAAGTTCAGATCACAACGTCTATCGAAGACGGCAATTATTTAATCGTGACCGGGCAGTGCTTGAAGTCTATCCTGGCACGCCGGATCATCTGGCAGCAGACGACCATCACGGGTCTATTTGAATTGGGAATCAGAAAGATCGTCACTGAAAATGCGATCAGTCCCGCGATCTCCGCTCGAAAAATTCCACAGTTGGAATTGGGAACCTTGCAAGGATACATGGATACAATGGATAAACAGGTAACCGA